AAAGAGTTCTTTGTTCGTTACCAAACCAGCAAAATCTTTACTATCCACAAAAATCTTTCTGATGCTCAGAATAATGTATTCCCAATCAGATTTGATAGGGACAACGGTCCCTTCAGAGTATTTGCTAACAAGAAGCGTAGTCCAATGCGCTTCGATCCTACATTTAATGGAACTGATACTGATAATGGTAAGTGGTATCTACAGTGTAATGATAGAATCACTGGAGAATCTGATGATAATATCATCTATAATGAAATTTTCTACAGAATTCATGAGGCAGATTATAAAAGCAAGCCAACCACAACTGATACATGGTATGAGCGTGTCAATGACACTAGAGGCGCTAATGATAGAACTTATAAACTCCGTTATGTAATTCCTAAGTATCTTGAGAACGCAAGAGATCCTATTAATGGATTTGTTCTTAAGACTAGAACTGATGATACTCGTAAGTTAGTTCCTCAGAAACTTCTACTCAAACCTGTCGCTGGTAATGTCTATGGTGCTCGTTTTAGGAACCCACAAAACGCAGGCGAATTTATTGGTTATACTGAAGATCAGTTACTAAATGCTAATCTAAAACTAGAGGATGCTTATGACCCATTCAGAAGACCTTTAACTGGTCAAGATCAGGATATAGATTATAGAGCATTCGCAAGATTTACTTCTGGTATTCAGGCAACAATTCAATCTGGTCGCTATGTTGAAGATGCTCTAGACCCTGAGATCCAGTATCTTGAACTAACAGTCTTTGATCACGGTGTTGACACTAAGAACTTCCCTGGTCTAAGAAACGAGATCTTCACAACTGTTAAGATCTCTGCTCCTCAGGGTGGCGCATTTGTTACTAATAAGACTCAGAACATTTCTTCCAACACTGTTGCTTTCTCTGGTAATTCTTCTGGAACTGCTTACATTCATGGATACTTTAATGTTGGTGGTGATCACTACCTAATCATCAAGGGTATCAGTGGTGCCAAGGGAACTGCTTCTTTAGAGTATAGTGAGTTCAATGGTACAAGATTTACTCAGGGTGCTGTATTTGCTGATATGCTGGAAGATCAGGATATGGGCAAATCGCTACCTCTGAAGACTCATATCAGAAAAAATTTCCCAGAGTATTATTACAAGCAAAACGGCGCTAATGTTTATACCATCACCCCTGGTGATCGTATTCAAGATGACACTGGCATTGAATACTATGTTGAGTCTGTAGAAGATACTGGAGTCATTGAAGATACCTTCTACATCTTTGATAGTGCTGAACTCCAGAAGCGTATTCCAGGTCAGCAAGATGGTATCTACTATCTAACTGCTCTCCGTGGTAATATTTCTCCATTCCCTCAAGGTGCTGGTGTTTCTACTAACTTCCAGAAGTTTAAGTTCTCTCAACCTGTAGGTAAACTTTATCCTCTTAACTACAGAAACGATCCTCTTTGGTTTACCAAGAACGGTACAACCAACGAAGAGAAGAACTACTACTCACAGTTGATCGATCCACCTCAAGCATTCTCTGCTGCTGACAACTACATTCATGGTAAGGTTACTGTCAATGATGTCAAGAACTCTGTAACTAGAGAACTTGTTGGTGATCTATTAAATCAACCAGCATTTGTTAAGAACACATATACTGGTGATAATGAGATTCAGGCACAACTAGGCAATGCAACTTCTGGTTCAGAAGATCGTCGCATTCCTATTGCTGGTGATAGCACAGTTCTATCTGATCAGCGTTACTACGTTGAACTCCGTAGACCATCTATCGCTCGTGCTGGTAACCATACGTTTGAATACCTTGGTTTCGGTCCTGGTAACTACTCCACAGGTCTCCCAGCGCGTCAGGAGATCGTTCTAGAACCAGAAGAAGACTTCTACGCACAATCTAAGAAGCAAGATGCTGGTATCGTATTCTACACTGGTATCAACTCTCAAGGTGATCTTTACATCGGTAACAGAAGAATCAATGCCATCACTGGTGAAGAAACCTTTATTGATAGAGCAGTTCTTGCTGACGATGGAGATCAGGATGATGTAATTGGACAACTTGTTACTACTTTTGATACTCCTGTTACATTCAACCAGAACATCACAATCGTTGGTGGTCCAGATGGCGAACTCATCAACAACATTAACTCACCTGTTCTAATTAACGTTCCAGATCGACAACTTAAGAATCAAGGTGCTCCTCTGGTAGTTTACTCTCTTGTATCTGAAGTTGATCCTATCAGTGGTCTACCACAGGATACCACACTTAATAGAGAGTCGTTCTTCCCTAATACATCTGGTGATATTCGCCTAGGTAAGAACAGAGTTGATGCTGCTATTTTTGGATTTAATCCAAGAGGTGAGGGTCAAGGATACAAGATCCAAACACATGCTCCTGGTGGCATTGCTTCCAACATCACACCTAATCAAGATACAATTATTTCTGCTGGTGGTAGCGTTATCAACGCTACTCAGTGGCAAGTTTATGGTGGAACAGTAGTTTACGATTCTGCCCTCAAAAGATTCAGACCAGATGGTGGTGTATTGCCAACAACTGGCGATATTCTACTCAAGGGTGGCGCAATCAATAAGAACGGTTCACTTGGTTGGATCTTTGCTAACATATACACGGAAATTCCAAGTTCTGGTAGTGAAAACATTATCTCTTCTCTAGAGGTTATCATTGATCAGGGTGTTAACATTGCTAAGTTCACTTTTATCGATAGCAACGGTAACGCTGTTAAACTTTCGGGGCTTAAAATCAAGTCTTCCTCTGAGATTAGACTACAGAACATCAACTATAGTGCTCTTCTTAACGGAACATGGAAGGTTGTCAATACTCCTACCTATCCATATAATCCAGATAGTAATGTAGTTTATTTCCAGATCAATCCAAGAACTGGAACTCCAATTGGTGCATTCAATGCTAACTGGAACGCAGATATTATCAATCGTCCACTCAATGCTTCTCCAAATGCTATCGTTTCCTTCTCTGTTTCTAATTGGAAAGAAACGGCAATCATTGGTGGTGAAGCACTAAGAACTGAGACTGAGATCTATGGTGATTTCAGACTTGGTATCAACACCATCGCAAGAGCATCTCATGATGCTTACTTAGATGGATTTGTTGAACCAGTTAATACCGATCCTCGTGCAAACCTAGATGTAGTCGGTAACGCATACATTAGTGGTCGCTCGATGAGTGATTGGTTATCACATGATGAGTATAACGATCGTGAGAGAAACAGAATCTCTGATGCTCTGGTTGTTGGTTGGAACGATGAAGTATCACCAAACAGCAAAAATATCGATGCTGTTACTGCTGCCTTCCGTGTTTCCACTGAAACGTCAACAATTACTGAATCTGGTAGGGGAAATAATGAGAATAAGGTTGGTATTAACGTAACCGATGCTGAACTTGATAGAGCATTAGTTGTTCGTGGCGATTCTCGCTTTACTGAAGATGCTCGTTTTGAGCGTGACATTGAAGTTAATGGTGATGGAACTATTGGTGAAATCAGAACTGAGATTACAACAGGAACATTCGGTATTGTTAATGAGACCACCTTTACTGGAACACTTAACTTTGCCAACAGCGCAAATACGGCAAACATTGCTAACGGTGCTGAGACAGTAAGATTTGCTGATGTAACTACTAATGCTCAGACAATCAACATTGGTAACAACGCTTCTACTAATACAGTTAGTGTTGGTAATAATGTTGTTGGTGATCAGTTCTTCTATGTTGGTAATGCTTCACACACAGCAACATTTATATCGGTAACACTCCTGATAGTGGTACTGTTGCTGTTGATGGATCTGTATCAGTTTCTGGAACTGGAATTAGCAAGACTGTAATTGGTGGTGCTTTTGGTAACACTAACCAAGACCAATCTTATGTGAAAATTTCAGCACAGAATCTACGTGTTGATGGTGATATGTGGCTCGGATTCCGTCGTCCTGGTGGTTCCGCTGAACTCAGATCACAAGCGTCTTTCATCAGCTTCTTCTCTAACTCTGGTGGTCCTTCAACAATTAATTTCGGTCTTAATGCTTCTGAAGTTAACATTGCTGGTCAAGGTGGTACAACTACAATCAACAACTCACTTCATGTCATTGCTTCTGCTAAGTTTGATGGTAACATTTTACTTTGTGGTGGTGCTGCTTCATTCACTTTCATCGGTGATAGGGCACAACTTGGATCAAACATCTCTACGCATCAAGATGGTATAAATCCAGACGGTACATTTACCAAGAATGTTGACATTCTTAATGTTCTTGTATTGTCATCTGGAGAAGATGGATATAATGAGGTTGATACTGCTGGTTTTGGTCAGTGGGGTGGAGCAGGTAATCAGGCGAGTGTTAATAACATTGGTGGCACTCCTGAGGTTGAACCACAAGATCTACCTACTTTAACTGGCGATGAATACTATCTTCCTATTAGATTCTCACCAAATAAAGCAAATGGTGATCCATATCTAACAACTGGTGATTACATTATTATTAACACTCCTATCAGTGGTAGCGGTCATCCAGAATTTGTACAAATCACTGAGGTGATGAGAGCAAATGTTCCTCCTTATTACTTAAGAGTCAAACGTCAACCATTTGGTTCTTTTGGTGCAGTCCTAACCAATCATTCTGATACTACACCAATTTATAAAGTCAGAGTTCAATTTGATTCTACTTGGTTAGAGCAAAGTGTTGATGGATCTGGAACACAAGATAGCTTCTATCTTTCCGAATTTGGTGGATCTTTAACTAACAATGATTATGTTATTCTTAGTAGAAATGATGATACTGGCAATGCGGAATATATCAAAGTTGATACTCTGGTAGATCAGCAAGTTCAGAAATTTAGAATTAATGATGGTATAGATTGTGGTGATGAGGCAGGTGATGTATTTGTTGTAGATTCTGTAACTGGTGATACTATCATCAAGGGTGATACGATTATTAATAACAATCTTCAAATGAAAGGAGGTTGTGGAACACTTTCTAACATCGCATTTACTGGTAATATATCAGCAGGTTTTAAAGAAATTAGTAATATCATTGTAACTGACCCTGGAAAAACAATCAGTGATATTAAAATTGGTGACATTATTGCTACCAATAATAGTGTAAGTCAATTAATTCAATTCAATACTGATACCAGAATTGAATTTGTCGATGCTACTAATAATACAATTCGCCTCAATCAATTTGCTTTGGGTGCTGGAACTGGTAATTTCAGTATGAGAGCTTTGAGAAATGAAACGTTTAGTATTACTAATGGTGATGAAGTTCCAACTTTCACAGTTGATTCCTGTAGTGGAACAACTCATATTGGATCTCAATATAGCAGATTGGGTGTTATTCCAACACAATTGGGAACTAATAATGGAACATTGACTACTGGTGTTCTTGCTCCATATTCTGGAAACCAAGATACCTCTTATGATACTGTTGCTGCTTATATTCAAGGAAGAACTAATTTAAGGGTTAATTCTTTCTTCTTTGATCCTCAAATTGCTGCAGATAATGGTCCTACAACGACAATTAGTGCTCTTGGAGCTACAAGCAACGGAGGTCAAGTTCAGATTAATGTTGAATCTATAGGAGAAGGAACTGGACAATTCCAAGCTGAAGATATTGTATACATTGGTGACAATACTTTTGAAACAGGTGGAAATTATGTTATTGCTAAAATTAATCAAGTTGTAGATAATCCCAATTCTATTACAGTTCAGATTCCTGATGATGGTTTAACAACCAATCAAGCATTTGATGCTTCAAATCAAAATGTATTCGGTGCTGGTAAAATTGTCAGGAGACTGAAAAAACATAACGATACTGCAAATCTTTTGGATTTCAGACATAGAGTTTCAACTAATCCTACTGTCGCTCCAAGTTATCTTTCTCTTTATATTGATAAAGGGTGGATTGTTCAAACAAAACTTGATTATTCAAACTTTGTTGTTGTCAGTGATTCGAATGGACCTATTGTGTGGTTCTATGTTAACACAAGATATTTGGGTAGAAATAATGATTCTTCATTCTTCCAAATCAATGAATTTGAGCAAATTGGTGTAATTCCATACAGATCTGGTAATCTAAGAGTCTACGATAACTTTGAGATGATTGGTGGAAACATCGATATCTATGATTCTGTAAGACAAACCAAAATTCTCAGTTTATTCAACGATGATGGTCACGCAGATCACCAAGGATTAATTACTTGGGATGCGGGTCTAATTGGTAGAGGTGATTTCTATCTGTATGGTGCTCTTGATCCAGAAAATGTCTTTACTAATGCCGATGAGTATGATGAAACATTCTCTGTAAATAACTTTGGTGATGTTAAGGCAGGTAATTCCTTAACAGTTGTTGGTCAAGCAACTGCGGTTCCTTCTACAACTATTAAAAAGTTAGATATCCAAAATCTTGGACCAAACGGTACTCAAGAATTTGCGGTCAAGCAAGATAGTTCTATCAATGCTTTTGGTCTAAATAATTTCTATACTGCTAATGGCGCAAGACACACTCGTTACATTTCTACTGCATCTGCTGAAGATGATCTTACTCTAATCGCAAATATCGTTTATTGTGTCAATGTTCCTACATCAAATAATTTGATTCTTACTCTCCCAGATAATGCAGCAACTGGTGATGTAATTACAATTGTTGAAGTTGGTGGAAATCTAAAATATGATACTTCCCTTGTTCTAAGAACCTCTATTACAAGTGGAGAGGCAATTCAAGGTGATACAACTGGAACATTGATTGGTGGTAGAACTACTCCATATCCTTCTGGAGAACTAGTTGTTCAAACACCGAACGCAGCGTTTAGGTTGATTTATCTAGGAGCATCTGATAGTAATGGACAGGGTGGAATTCCAAGCAGTGTTCGTGGTTGGTGGTTAATGGAGATCTAATACATGGCCGAGTATAACAGAATTAGGGCGACTAAACAGTCGCCCATTGGTACTATGATGATTTGGACTGGTACATCTAGTCGATCTGAATTAGCTGATGGTGCTCTTCCAGATGGGTGGATTCCTTGTTCTGGTCAAGAATTAGAAGCTGCTAGATATCCACTTTTAGCTCAATTATTAAAAAATACATATGGACCAGAACCAGCTAATAATTTACAAATTATTGGTACTAATTATGGAATTGTAAATCAATATCCTTATTTTAATCCACCTCCAGAAGATCCTGATCATAGAGTTGGAGTTCATGTTGATACTTTTACTTTGCCCAATTTAAACAATGTTTCTTTAATGGATTTAGAAGGATCTAGATTGGATCCTACAGATTTCTCAGTTGTTGGTCAATATATTACAAAAAATGGTGACGATGCTGATATTCCTCCAACAGAGACCTGTTTTATTGATGTAAATTTTGATATTGATCCAGAATCAAGATTAGCTGGAACTTTGAAAGGTATTACATTAGATGACCCATCATATTTTTCAACTATTAGAACTATTCCTAGAAAATTGGGAGTAGACCATATGCCCGCACACGCACATCCACAACCAGCAGATAGAGCGGATAGATATCCATCTCCAATTGTATCTGGTGGATATGTTGGTGTTTTTGAAGCAGGAACATTTTCGGTTCAAAATTCATCTAAGTACACTACAGTTTCTCCTGAACCAGTAGATAACCAAGAATCACAAGCTGATAGATTCAACCCAGGTACAGCAAGATTAACTTGGTATGATCAAGGAGCAGTAACTTTACCTACAGTAGATGGATTTAGAGACTATTCTGCTGCTCTTCCAAATGTTCCTGCTATTCCTGGATCGGGAAGAGTAATTCCAGCACATGGTATTGGAACTGTAGAATATGAAGATCCAAATACATGTATTATCAATGTTCAGCAACCTGCTGTCACTCAACCATTTCCTCAATCTGGCAGATATAGTGGATTTAAAAATCATTATACTAGTCCGAGTGTATCTCCTAACAGAGGACAAAGCGAATTAAAACCATATCCAACAACGTTGAATCATAATTCGGATACTTGGAACTCTCCTGGTATTGGTTCACACAATCATTTTACTATTGAAATTAGTATGACCAGAGGACAAATGCGAATTCCTAACACGGTCCTGATAAATAATATGACAACAGGAACTGTTGCTCCAATTAGTGTACCTCAGGCGCTAAGTGTACAGATTAATCCCAATACACCATCTCTTGTATCAATTGTTGTAATCAGAGCATACTAATGGCAGTTTTCTATTCATCTAAAAAATCTTCTGTTGGTACTAATACAGGATCAATAATTATGTGGTCCAAGGAATTAGCATCAAATGATCCCGATGATCCTGGATTGAACAATATTTTACCTCAAGGATATCTAAGATGTGACGGATCAATATATTCTGCTGAATCATTTCCTTTGTTGGCAGCAGTTTTGGGAACAGGAAATACTAGTAGATATAGAAAACCAGATCAAGTATTATTAGATAATCAGTTTCAACTTCCTGATTACGGTTCTAAAAAAGTTATGGCATCCAGCAGTGGAAATGTTGGAGATTATTTGGACACTTTTTTAGAAGATGATAATAATAATACCATTAGCAAATCTGGCGTTGGAATAACTGTAGTTAGTAATATTGGAACAACTTACGAAGTTGCTTACCAAGGTTCATTTTTTCTTCCATCTCAACAAATTCCTATAACAGGAGAACCAGGATTTATTAGATCTACTGGAAATTATACTGAACCCAGTGAAGTTCTACATACAGCAATGCTTCCCCATGCCCACTTTCATGATGGACTGCGTTCTAGAATTGTTCCACAGGGAGATGAATTTTCTGCATTTCAAAGAAATTCTTACACACAAAAAAGCACTTTATGTGTTGTAGATTGGGCAAATAATACTAGACAGGATCTTTGTTATTATAACTCTACCAGGGTTGCTATTTCTAATAATTCCATTGTACAGTCTTCTACAGAAGGAAATGCTTTTGGATGTAGGAGGGATAGATGGAATGCTTGTTGGAATGGATGTCTTTTTCAAAATACTTATCAATGTTTAATTCCTGAAGGATATAATTGCCAATTTCCTTTATGGGGTGGAGATAGTGGTGCGTGTGGTGGTAGCGGTGGTAGTGTTCAGACAGCGACTTGTGGAAATATTGAATATAGTGGAACAATGATTGAAGATTGTGGTAGTGCTTTTGCGTGTGCGCCTGGCGGTTTGGTCGCTGATCCACAGAGAAAGAACACATCTTTGCCAGCGAATTATACAGATCAAAATTTGCCATTTGATTCTTCACCTGATATTATTTTTGGTGACGTTCAAACTGCTTCTCTTTCTAACATTACACAGCAAGCAGAACCAATTGGAAATGATGGTCTCCATAGGCATTTTATTGAGTTTGCGGCAACTCCACAGACATTTGTTGTCAATACCAGACCTACATATATTGAGGTGGGAGGTAGATTGACATCTACTATCAGTATTAGAGTAAATGAAAGTAATAAGGCTGATCAGTTTATTCAACCATACATCGTACAAGAGTTTCTCATTAAATACTAATGGCATATAGAGATAGATTTGGAAACTATTTGAATGATAAACACGGGAGATATAATCCTGTTGGATCTATCATGCCATTTTTAGTTGATAATTTTGGTGAAAATGGTGAAATACCAGAATATGGGTATGAACATTATCTTTATTGTGATGGAAGAGAACTAAACATCAGAGATTATCCTTTATTGTATCAAGCAATTGGAAATACATATGGAGGATCTAATCAGGTACTAATAACTCAATCTTCTTCTGCTGGTGGCATTGAAAGATTATTTTGGATTAACAATAAAGCATTTTTTAGAATCAATCAAAATACTTCTATAAGTGGATCTATTAAATTACCATATGCTTATGGAACACAAGTAAGATTTAGTGATGCTGGAAATGGGTTGGGTGATCTGAATACAGATTGGCAATATAATACATTATATGGATTGATTGCACCAACGGAAGATGTTTCATCACAGCAAACAGCGACTTCATTCATTTATGAAGTAGATTTTCCCGATTCTGTTGACCCAGCAACTATCACTAAACAAACTTTAAATTTTTCTACTGGTGTGCATCCAAATGCTTTTTTCAGTAAAGGATTTAGTTTGAATGATTTTCCATTTTATATTGGCACATTTAATCTACCAGATTATAGAGACAAGTTAGTTGTAGGTTTTGGACCTGTAAATGGTCAAGGTAGTTCCACAGTAGAAGATGCTCTGGTCAATAGAGTTGGTCAAACTGGTGGTAGGTGGTATATTTCTAAAGAAGATATTTTAGAAGGGGAAACTTTTCTTACCGTTGGTGATGTTAAGACCAGAGGATATTCTAACATTACAGCAGATATTCTGAATTACCTTACTGGAGAAGCTGGATTTAAATTTGGTCCTTTGGTAGATGACTATTTTTTTACTAAACCATTAGAACACCAACACAATATTCTGGCATGTCAAGCAGATGAAGGTTTGACGGTTGAATTCAGTCCAATTCCTGTTGATGAATATGCTAGATTGTATACCAATTCAATTGCTAACTTCTTATTTTTTGAGCCAGAAACAGGATCTGGAGATCCATATACTCATACACATGGATTGACAGCAGAGAGATTGAATGATCCACAAATTGCTACCTATGGAAATACCCCTGGTATTGGTGGTCCCGATGTTTATGCCCCACCAGATATCAATATTGATGTCAATGATTTGGAAAATCTAGTTACTCAGGGTGTTACTTTAGTTCCACATGGCAGTGGTGCAGATGAAATTGGTGGATTTGCTAAACCAGCAGTTCCTTGGGCTGGTGATAACTATCTTGCTTTTAGTACAGTTGGCACTAGTCCGTATAATTCTTTACAAACTTTGAGGACATGTGCGTTCCCAATGAACCTAGCTGGTTATCAAACTTTATATGTCTTCTCTATCATTGGTAACGATGTTAATGGTGGTGAAAGAGCAAACCAAGGCAGTGGTACTGATCCCTTTACTAACGACAATGCAAATGATGGATTGTGGATTGTTTGGCCTGATGGTCAAGAACAACTTCTACTACCATCTGCTAATCAATATAATGCCATAAATGGTACTTCTGGATTTGAAGCATACGACCTTCAATATGATTCTTGGAAAGAACAATATGTTACAATCCCTGAGCAATATAGAACTGCTAATGTTCAGGTCACCTTCAAACAAACTCCAGTAGACGGTGGCAATGAAATGACATCTGATAGATATGCGGCAAACCCAAATGCTCTCGACTCTATTGGTATTCAGGCAGTTGGATTGCGTGATGGCATTCCACCAGATCCACCAGATTCAACTGGTTGTTATCCTGTAACTGGATCTGCTTCTATTGCTATCTTATCGATGGTGTATGATCTAAATAGTGGATTGGTGACCGTAAATACTCAGGTTCCTCATGGATTTGAGCAAGATGACGTTGTTGCTATTGTTGGCGCTGTTCCACCAGGATACAATGGATCGTGGACTGTTCTTGCACAAGGATTATCTGATAGTGTTTTTGTGTTTGACCCAGGTGGTAACCCAGGAGCATTACAGAGCACTGGAATTGCATCGGTAAAATTATCATCTGGCAGTTTTGAGACGGTATTAGAAACCGATCCTCCAAAAGTATATGTTGTTGATTCTAATACGGTTGTTGGTGGAAAACCAATTACTTTAGATAATCCTGGAAATGTGGTTCCTATTTCTTCTGACTCTATCACAGGAACTGGAACTTTAATTACAAGTCCTCAACCATCTAGCGGTACAGAGGTAAAACGAATTAGTATAAATTTGATTGCTCCTGGAGGTGGAGGAGCAGATTCAAATACTGCTGGTAGCAATGGTGGAGATACATCCGTTACATTTGCATTTGAGGGATCTACTTATAGCATCAGAGTTACTGGTGGAAGAGGTGGAATAAAGGGAACTGATGGCGGCACTGGTGGCAGCGGCGGCATAATTCAGCATAGAATTGGTACTGGTGCTTGGACAAATGGAATTCCCGCAGCTTTAGATAATTCTGAAAATTTTGAATGGAGTTATAGTGCTGGAGAATCTGGTCAAACAGGAGGAACTGCTGGATCTGCTACATCTGTTGCTTACGGCGGCGGCATGATTGACACCAATAATGATAATATTCCAGATGTAGTTCTTGGGTCTGGTAGTCAAGGTGTTGCGGGTCAATTTACAGCAACATATGACGAACCCACTTGGTCTACAACAACTAGTGCTACGTGGACTATGCCATCTGCCCCTTCAAATTTAAATATTACTAAAACAACTATTTCGGGCATACTTGATGGTGGTAGTGGTGGAGGAGGAAATACAAATGCTAACTCTGGATGTCAAAATGGTGATACAAGAATTGGAATTGCTATGGGGACAGGCGCGGTTCAAAATGGATCTGCTATTGGTGGCGCTGGTGGCAAGGGATCGCGTATTGAATGGACAATGGTCCAAATTCCAACTAGCCTACAATTCACTCTAGGTGGTAATGGTGGCGCTGGATATAATGTTCGTGATGGATATAATAATGGTCCTGGTTTTGAACCAGATGGTAGAGGGTGGAACGGCACCACTCCAAATGGACCAGCATCAGAATGGTCATCCCCAGGTGGAACAACTAGTAGTGTTTCTGGGGCAGGCGGTCGTTCGGGTGGTGGCGCTTATGGAAATGGTGCTGTTGGTGGCGGTGGTGGTGCTGCCTCTGGAATGTATTATAATGGAGCAACTCTAATTGTTGGCGCTGGCGGTGGCGGTGGCGGCGGTGGTAGTGGTGGTGGATATAATGGTGGTGGCACATATGATGGATGTTGGCCAGGATATCCTGGTGAATCTGCTGTAACTAATTTATTTACGACAACAGATGCTATTGATTTTGTAAATGGTGCTGCTGGTACTACTGGAGGGTGTTCCGCTGGCGGTGGCGGCGGTGGCGGCGGCGGATGTGGTCCTACCTCTGGTGGTGGTGGCGGTATTGGTGGTCAAGGTGGCGGTGCTGGCGCTGGACATAATGGAAATGGTGGTGGCAGTGGTGGTCTACGAGGGGGTTCAGCTGCTAGAAGTGATTATGTAGAATCTACTTTTGACATTGCTCCTGGCAGTGCTTATGCGGAAGTAAATGTTGAATATGAATACACTGGATATAATGAGACTGGTGGAGGTGGAGGTCAAGGCGCGTCAGCTAATCTCAGTATTCTTAATACTAATATTGGTATTTCTGGATCAGTTCAAGGTGAAGGTCAAGGCGGCGGCGGTTCTCCCAATGGTGGAGAAGGATATTTGGCAATTTCTTATGTTGGAGTGGAAGATGGCGGTTCGACTACTTTAGAACCAAGTGTTCCTGCTGGTAGATTTTATTTTGGTTCCGAAGATGGCACTCCCAGTGGAAGTTCTTTTGCTGCTGGTTGGGTTAAATCATCAACTAATACTTCTATGGTTCCACAAACTCCTGGAACAGGGACAACTAATAATGATAAATTTGCAATTAGTAATGGTGCTGGAATCCCTGGATTTAGTGGTCTTGTTAATCGTTATTTGCCATATACAGGTCCAAACACAGCTAATGTGAGAGAATATTTGCTTGGTGATTTTGATTTATCAAACGTTGAGAGAATACGATTCTTAATGATTGCTGGTAATAATGGAAATGGTGGAAGGACTCCAGAGGAAGATATTGTATGCTATTATAGAAATTCTGGTTCCGAAACAAGTGCATTGTTAGATACTGTTATTAGCACTAGTGATGCTGGATCTAATTGGGCAAATTATGATATAATATTACAGGAATCAAGTGCTGCTGCTGGTGGACAAATGGAACTTATTATCAGACAGACTAGAACTGCTGGTATTGGAGATAATAATACCGATAATGAAGATAATTATGGATTGGCAGCAGTTACTTTATTCTATAGACCGATTGAAAGAAATGTTTTTAACGCTGGAGATGGTAACAGTTTATGTAATATTGACTACGTTGAAGAAACAATCAATGTTCGACAAAGTGGTATGTTAGTTGGTGATGGGGTATTCCAAATGAGT